TAGACCCCGCCGCTATAGTTCAGATAGTCCCAAGTATACTGAATCACATCGGCTGAATCCTTCACGATGAACTTGTAGAATCCGTCGCCGAATGCAAGTGCCTTACCGTATGCGTCGAGTACTATCGGATTCGGATGTGTTCCCACGCGAGCCGCATCTTCATACGTTGCCTTCGCCACAAGGCCGCCTGCCGCGTAGGTGTATATCTTCCCACCGGCAAGCGGGCCGCCATCCGTCTTGTTCGTAAGACCGGAAAGTAGTAAGTCAATTTGTGCAGCTAAGAGAGCCATGTTACCTCCTTAGAAAACCGGGTCAAGACATTCTGTAGTTACGATTTCCTGATCGGCTTTCTTCGCTGCCGTAAGGAACCGCGTTGCTTCTCTGCCGAGATAGTATCTTTCCTCAAGCGGCAGTCCGTATTCAGGCGACAGTCTGCGAGCAAGAGCGAATACAAGCACTTCAATCCACGCCACCGGCGCGTCTGGATTATCAGCTGCGGCGTCGAAGTCCTCAAGTTTACGATACCGCAGATAGTGGACGATGTCGGTTACGCTGTCAGACATCGGAGCCATGAAGGCGTAGGGGCTTGCAAGGCTATTATTGAATGCAAGCACATTCGGTATCCCGGTAGCGTATTTCGTGCCTACACCATTCAGGTAATCACCGTATCGTATGATGTCGAGCGGATGGTCTACATCGTTACGACGAATGAATGCCTGTTCGATGTAGATAGTATCGGATGCAGGAACGAAGTCGCCTATTGAATTGTATGCTGTAGCTGTTACCCACGCGGCACCACCCGTTCCTCCAAGCATCCAGAAGGTTTCCCAGTCGTTTCCCACGCCGGGTTCATCTCCCGTTGCGCCTGCAACCGACGACGTATGGCTACGAACGCAGGTATAGTTCACAGCGTTATGCGTCAGCAAGGTAGAAGCCGTCAGTGCCGCTGTAGTCCGGTCGCGCGCCCACAGGCCCAGATCCATCGTCTGTAAGTTCTTGACTATGGAGTTCAGCGCCTCGCAAGCATTGGCAAGCTGTGCGGCACTCGGACTTCCTTCCTGGTCAATCGCACCAATGATTCTGAGCGATCTATGTACGATCTGGTTTCTTGTGACGTCCCAATTGAAACTCCCCGATGTCGCCAATTTATTTCTCCTTCGGCATCAGGCCACGGGGCCAAAAGGACTCCCGTGGCCCTTATCCGCAATTCACGCTTCGTTATGCGTACTGCTCCAAAACCACGCCTTCGACCATCAGCGTTATCGTTCCGGCAGAGACGTTCGACGTCTTAAACTTCAAGTCGATTGTCTCGCCCGCTGACGTGTAGATCCTGCCGACGGTATAGGCGTCTAAGCATACAGACGTTGCCCTATCGTCCCAGGTATACATCGTTTTGTTCGCTACTTTCAACGCCACGGCATTGTTGTAACCATCGGCATCAGAAGCATCGCCGATGCTAACCGTACCGCCCACGGTTGTGCTGGCGTCGATCCGCAGACGCACATCCGTCACGAGCAACCCCTTCGGAACAGGAACCATCTCCATGACGTCAGTAATCGAAACCACGCCGTCGGGAGAACTGGCAAGGTTCGCCGTCACTGCCGCAACGAACTTCTGTCCCTTCAGGAACTCCATCGGAGAATGCAGATTCGCCGGGTACTTATGAGTTGTAACAGCCATCTAATTCACCTTCCTTTCTTGTCAGCTACCGAGCCGCTTAGGCGTCAGTAACCTGCGTCCTCGAAGTCCACACACCCATAACTCCGTAGTCGATGGAGCCAAACACGGGCTTTGCCACTCCGAACACCGCCGACCAGTCGAAGCCGACCTCGTTGTCGTAGTCGAAGGTTTTACGAACCACCTTCGCCCGACGACCCCAGGCCATGCAGAGCGCCTGTTTTCCGAGCAACAGTGCCTTCCCGTAGGGAATCGCACCGGCACCAGCGTTCGTCCCGATTTCGACGTTGGGATGACTGTGGATTACCACGTTGTCCCAGATAAAATCGGCACCTGTGAAGAGAGGATTCTCTAGTCCTCTTTCACGCGCCTCACGGTGCGCCTGCACCATCGTAGCGTCGTTCGCCAGATCGTAACGCTGATCCGGGTGAATCAACAGTACGAGGTGCGGCTTGCCGTTCACCTTGATCGGCTGAAGCGGAGTCTGGGTTCTTACGCCAGCGGCATTGCGCCCGCCGGTGAGTGCCCAGGTCTTCGCAAACGAAATCAGCCTCGGGGTGATATTACAGCTTGTGATACCGGCAGCCGTAAGTCCAGCCTTCGCCACCACGGGGCTTGCGCTGGTGTGCAGCGAAGCAACCAGTGACGAGCAGTAGAAGTTCCGCGTCAGGGCCGCCCCCAGCGTGGTGAACTTCAACTCGTCCAGCTTTTCCGCAGCGTCTTCTACGATAGCGGCACGGGACTCTTTCTCGACGTCCCAGATCGCCCTCTTCCGCGTCAGTTCGCCATCGTCCCGCACAGGCACACGATACTTGTGCAGAGCAACAGAGAAGCTGTGAGTCGTGAGCGCGTGCTCGTGACCTTCCGACTGACCGTCCACGATGAACGGCTTTGCCAACCTCATTCGGATACCGAAGGTTATCGCGTCGCCTTTCTCTTTTTCCAGATCGGTCTTCACATGCACCATCGTATCGCCCGAGGTGCTTTCGAACTTCGTGAAGTACGATTCTTTCTGGATGTCGAGGAATAGCTTGCGATCCCACAGTTTCCTGGTGAGGGCATCGCCAGTAGCTACAGCAGTTTTAGCCATTTCCTAGCCTCCTTGAAATCAAATCGGTACACCTCTCTCCTTCAGTATCTTGGTCAGGGCTTTCTCGTCCAGACGATCGATAGTGTTGTCGGAGAGATCATCTTCAGTAAGATCCACAGATGACTTTGCCTCAGTTCCTTGACCGGAACCACCGCCGACGCGAGGAGGTTTCTTGGAAGCCCTGTTGATTTTATCAGCAAGGTCTCCGCTACTTTTCTTCGGAACGGGGGTTGCACTCTCGGCAGCGGCGAGCTTGGCTTCTAACCTTTGCAGCTTCGCGTCTCGTGCAAGGTCGAGTACCTCACTTTCGTTGAACATGAAAGGATCTTTCTTCAAGGCATCCACTCCCCAATCGGCGAGCTTATACCTCTGCCTTGCGAGCTCAATAATGTCCGGCATGAGATCGTCAAAATCCTTTATCTGCCCACGAACAGATTCCTCACACCCGTCACGAAGACGTTGCTTTTCAAGCTCTTCACTGTCGGCCTGTGCTTGCAGCCGTTCCTGCTCCATACGAATTGCTTCGCGTGGATTCTCCTCCATCTTTAAGGCGAACTCATCATCAGTCATCTCTTGCGCTTTGGCGCGTCGCATCTCGCCGATTTCGTTGCTCCAGCGACCTAACTGGGTCTTCTGGCGCTCGAACTTTTCAAGAAGGTCAGCCTTTTCCGATTCGAGGTTTGCAACGCGATCTTCGAGCGTTTGCGCTTTCTCCTCGACTGGTGCGACTGGTTCCGGCTCATTCTCAGGCTCCTTTTCCGGTTCCACGACCTTCTCTTCCGGTTCGGGTTCAGGCTCGGGTTCCGTAGGCTCGACTTCCTCTTCCGGCTCTTCATCGAGGACGACCCGCTCCTTAAGAAGCGACTCGATCTCTTCGGTGGAAAGCCCGTCGAGGGTAGCGTCGTCTATCAACTCACCCGCGTCTTCATCCATCTCGGCCTCTACTTCCGCTCCAACTTCTTCTTCGGGCATTACTGCCTCCATTTTGTGAGCACGCCGGCTTTACGGTCTATGCTCGATTCCTAAAAAAACCCCGAAGCCATGCGGCTGTCGCCGCGCAACTCCGGGTAATCCAGCTCTCGCCTCAAGGCGAGTCAGACACTAACCGAACAGAATCTATTTCAGCGTTTGCAATCGTTTCACGATTGTTATTCCTCCTTCGTTCATGTTCACTTCTACTTGGCCCGTGAAATCACTGGGCACCAATCCCAGCCTGACGAGTATATTCGCCAGATCCCGCTTCCAGTCTTTCACCATTTTAGATTGCTTCGTTTCCAACACTTTGCATCCTTGATTGCGCCGCAATCATCGCCTTGTCCGTCTCGGATTTTATCTTCGCGTTTTCCATCTGCTCCGTGCGCTGCTGTGCCTGCTGAACCATTGCGATAGCCTTATCCTTCTGCTTCTTCGGCAGGTCGGACAGATCGAATATGAGTTCGGTCGGTATTGGTGCGCCGTGATTCATCATCTGTGACATTTCGTAGAACGTGGCGCGGCGTACCGTCGGGGTCCATTCCCTCTCGGCAGCCACAACGTCGTACTTCGTAAGGTCGCGTTCTTCGAGAAATGCCACAATCTCTTCCATCGTGAACTCGCTGAGATCCTGCTGTTGCGGCTGACCATCCTGTCCCGGCATCGGCAGTGTAGGCATTTCGCCATCGTCACCCGAGGCGTCACGCGCCGCCTGGCTCATAACAATTCGCGCTATTCGCTGCGGGCTGTAATGCGTCTGAATCATCGACAGGAGAATCTTGCCCAGTCGTCTCTTCGCCATAGACTTATTATCGAACAGGAACTCATTACCGATAACGCCCTGCTTCTTCTTCTCGATTAGTGCAATGCCGCTATCAGTTCCCTGCTCAAGCCCCTGCATAGCAGGCCCGATAGAAAGTATCTCGCGCAGCGTCTCGCGTGATATGGTAATCATCTGCGCTACTTCAGACGGGAACTTAACGCCTTCCTCACGACGCGGCGGGCGGGTGGTATCTGCCACCTTAATAAGCGCACCTGGTTTCGTCGCGTTCTCTTTGAACGGCTTCACATCGCCAAGCTTATCGAACGTCTTATCGTCGTAGTAAATCGCGTAGACAACGCAGCGATTAAGAATGTCCATCGACTGCGAGATACGCTTATTCATCTCGCGTTGCGGGTCCAGGGCAGGGCGTATCTTACCCCAGAAGTCAGCGCCGCGCTTTTTGGCGTATGCAACGATAGTCTGAAAATCCTGCACCGCAAGCTCGGGAATATCGTCAGACAGCAGCACGGAGCCCGCGATAGTGGTGACTCTCATGTAGAACGGGTTACGAGGAACTGCGGTAAGACCTTTAATCGTCTTCGCCTTATTCGCCATTGCCTTATCTGAAATAGGTACCTCGAATACAAAGTCATCTGCTTCAGCGACTATGGTGAATACGCGACGATACACTTTACGCCAGCATTCAATCACTCTGATGTTCTTCTGTTCCACGTCGATTATGTCGCGGCTTTCGAGCATCGCACCTATATCTCTGAGCGGTTCCGTATCGTACTGCTTTCCCGGCACACGGTCGGTATCGTCCTGCTCTGCATCACCTTCACCATCGGCATTGAACATAAGCCCGACTTCTTTCTTCTTATCCGGCCATAGCTGTTTCACCTTCGCTTCGGAAAACATATCCGTATTGCACAGGTATTCCAGATCGCTCAAGCGAGCATCGTCATGCGGCCCGAGGCGAAGTTTCTTCCACGGGCGATTCTTTATGGTAATCTCTCCGTCGATATTGTCGTTGTAATCCACATCCACATCCCACGCGGCACGACCGGCAATCATCAAATCGTCGAAGAACACATTCTCCTCATGGTCAAACTCATTCTGATTGCCTACGTTCTTCACAACGAGCGTAGCAAGGTTCGCGCCTATTTCGTCACCGCCTTCAACGGGAAGAAACTGAAACTGCGTGCGATTGCGCCGCTGATACCCGCCCAGGATATCCAGCTTCGCTTCAATTTCGTTTATCGTCAGCGCGGCACGTTCCTCAGCCTTCAACTTCGCTTTTGTTTTCTTTTCCCATTGATCGCTTGCGTAGAACTTCTCACACTCTTCTGCTTTTTCAAACGCATCGCCTTCAAATTCCTTCGCACGTTTGTAAAGCCTCAGCACCTCGACAACCTTCTCATCGTCCTTACCGTCAGGCACGCTGTTGGAATCTTTTATCTCTTCGAGTTCATGCGTGTGGTTTTCCGCTTCTGCAAGAACGATATTATCAGGCATAGACCCACCCGTCTCGGGGTTGGTCATTTCCATGCCGGTCATGGGATCGGTCTTGTACGTGAAGATTACCGAATGCCGATGCTTTCTCGGCTTCTCGCTCGACGTGTATCCTTCTTCGAGCCTCCGAATATAGACCAGATGATAGTGCCCTGCGTTCTTGGTCGTCTTCAGTAGGTCAGCCATTGTTATGCTCTCCTCGCGTTTTTCGAGAAATTCTCTTGTGCCGCCAATGGCCTGAGATTGTGTAAAGACCAAGCGTGTCTGATAGCCTCAAGACCGTCCCGTTCAAAATCAAACATGGCGAGAGGAATGATATGGTCGATGTGCCAAGTTTTATGACCGTGATTTTCCCACGTCATCCACGGTTCAAACTGCGATTCTATGTGTGCCCTCAACTCGTCAACAGTGTAACCAACTATATCGCACCAGTGTCGCCCTGCCTTTTCACCAACGCTTCCCACAAGGAGTTTCCTCATGCGAACCCCAAGCTGATGGTTCAGTTTCCAATTGAGGTCGGTTCTGCGCTTTTCGTTTCGGTAAGCATTCTGCGGCCCCCTGTTCGCTGAACGGTAGGCGTTGAACCGTGCACAAGCCTTCTTGGTTTTCTCGGGGTTTGCCGCGCGCCTTGCACGCCTCTGTGCGTTAAGACGTTCTTTATTCTTTCTAGCCCACCCGCGGGCGGGGCCACGCCTTTTGGCAAGACAGTTCTCGCAGGACACTCTGCCCTCTACAGTCAGTTCACCACACTTGCAGTGTTTAGAACGTCTTCTTCCCTCATTGTTCTTACGCCACTTGAGCGCGTAGTTGCGTTCTCTGGCAAGATGCTCCTCGCAACGCGACTTACCATCTACGGCAAGCTTGTCACAATCGAGGCATTTTTTTTCGTCTCGCCTCTTTGCACGGCAGCGACGATTAGCGAGTCGTCTCTGAACAAGGTGCTTCTCGCAACATGCCTTCCCCTCGACAGCAGAGGCATTGCAATCAAAGCATTCTCTGTTTTCCTTCAGCTGAGCATCCATGAGTGCTCCACGTTCGCGTCCATGTCTTCTTCTTCTTCAGAATACTTGTCCATTTCTCTATCGAGTCTCAGCGCGGTGATGTCTCTTACGAAGGTCAACATGTAAGAGTCTG